ATGGCGCGCGCCTGAGTCCGCGGCAGAGGCGCTGGACCTGCTCTCCGAGCGCGAAGGTGAGATCAAGGCGATCATTGCCCAGAACGTCGAGACGGGCCAGCAGGCGCTGACTGTGCGCATCGACACCGCCGAGAAGCGCGTGGAGGCCAGCGAGACGCTCAACCGGCTGGTGAGCAAGGCCGACACCACCAAGGCCGCTCTGGACCCGCTCCGCAAGGTTTTGTACGATGTCTACATGGAGACCGGCGGCAAGGTCAAGGCCGGTCTGGAGCCGCTGGAGGCTGGAATCAAGCACGTCAAAGCGCAGATCCTCTCATGGGATCAGGCCCAGGAGCGCATCCGGCAGCAGAAGATCCGCGAGGACAACGAGCGCCGTGATGCCGAGGCGCGCCGTCTGCAGGAGGCGGAGGCCGCCCGGCTCAAACTCCTCGATGTGCAAGATGCGCTCGACGAGGGTGACGAGCAGCGCGCCGAGACCCTCTTCGATGCGCCAGAGATACAAGTTCCAAGGCCTTTTATCCAACCGCAATATATTCCACCGGCTGTCCAAAAAATCGAAGGGCAATCCACATCAAGCAAGTGGAAAGTGGACGAGGATTTGATTGAAGACGATCAAGCGTATACCGCTTCGATCGTGGCTCTCATGCGCGCCGTGATCGCCGGGAAGTACGACATGCAGCAGGCGGCGGCATTGCTCAAGTGGGATCTTTCAGCCGCGAACAAGTTGGCTGGAGCTCTCGGCGCTTCGTTCAATGTCCCTGGCCTCAGCGTCAAGGAAGTAGGTTCTCTCTCGGTGCGCAGGAAGAAGAAGTAGGTGGTGGATATGGTGTATACTGAGGGCATCAGGAGTTGTCGCTCCCGACTCACGTCACCGAGAATGGAGGTTCTCAGGATGCCCTCTCGTATAACTCTACCACCAGGACTCTGCATCTGCCGCGATCTCAACTGCAAAATTCCCTATGGCGAGTGTCACTGCGGGTGCGGGGGAAGTGCGCCTATCGCTAAAAACTCGAACAAGGAGAAGGGATGGACAAAAGGGCTTCCCAAGAGATACATCCACGGTCATACTGGAGGATATAAGCAATGGGTTTATTTACCCAAAAACCTATGTATTTGCCGTAACGTGGAGTGCGAGATTCCTCGAGGATTCTGCCATTGTGGGTGTGGTAATAAAACGTCAATCGCCAAAGATAGCTATCAGGTCTCTGGATTAGTAAAAGGTGAACCGCGTCAATTCATTCACGGTCACAATAACCAGTCGAATTTACATGATCGGTATTGGAATATGGTAGACAAAGACGGTCCATTGCTGCGCGTTGAACTTGGAAGATGTTGGAAGTGGAAGGGCCACGTAGGGAAGAATGGGTATGGGTCAATTGGTGTGCAGAAAGGACATGAAGAGGTGATGCCGGTGTTCACATCTCATCGAGCCTCTTGGATAGTCCACTTTGGGGATATTCCTGACGGGTTATTTGTTCTTCATAAGTGCGATAACCGAGAGTGTTCAAACCCGGAACACTTGTTCTTAGGAACGCAGAAGGATAATATGCGGGATGCGGCAAGCAAGGGAAGGATACCAGAGAGAGGGAAATTTAATTCAGAGCAAGTTCTTGAGATACGAAAAGAAATGAAGGGCGGAAAGAAAAACTGGACAGAGGTTGGAAGAAAATATGGGGTACGTCCAAAAACCATCAAGGCTCTCGTGAGAAAGGTGACGTATGGAAGCGTTTAAGGGAAATGTGGTAAGTTTCTCATCAGAAAAAGGCTATGGGTTTATCGATATAGGCCCAGGTCGTCCTCAGCTATTCGTTCACTACACAGGAATAGAAGGGGATGGTTATCGCAAGCTCGACAAAGGAGATATTGTTGAGGGAGCAATTGAGGATGGTCCAAAGGGGCGGCCAGTCGCCGTCAGAGTCGTCATAACCGGAAAGGCGGAGGTGTAACATGGCAGAGCAGGTTCTCAATCTCAAGCAATCCAAGAACATCCATTCGGCAGCTTACGATCCTGATTCACAGAAGCTGACCGTTCGCTTTCACCACGGCGGAACCTATGTTTACGATGGCGTGGGCGCAGACAAAGCCCAGGCATTTGCCGACGCCGACAGCCACGGGGAATTCCTCCACTCCGACATCAAAGGCCAGCATACTTTCACGAAGGTCGAATGAAGTTCTACTTCATCTTCGAGCTTTGCGATTTATGGGTGGGGGTGTACATCGACCGCGTGAAGCGCCGGGTGTACATCCTGCCCGTTCCCTGCTTTGGGATTGTGATTCAACTGGAAGGGTAAGTAGTGTCTGACCTGCAAGAGTTCACGATGCCCGACAAAGCGCCTGAGCCGCCGGCAGAGCGAGGCCGCGCTATGCCCACCTTGGCGTTCGACCAGGGGCTGCCCGCAAGTGTAGATGGAGAGCGCACTCTGCTTGGGGCAATTTTGTTGGACAATAACGCTTTTTCGGAATGCGCCGAGAAGCTCACCGAGGACGATTTTTCACTTGACTCGCACCGCCGCATCTTCCTGCGCATGAGCGAGCTGATCGACGCGAACCAGGCGGTGGACATCGTGACGCTGGCCGCAGAGCTGGATCGCTACAAGGAAATCGAAGCGGTGGGAGGTCGCGCCTACCTTTTTTCGTTGACGGAATCTTTGCCCCGGCGCCCGGTGATCTCCGAGTATATCCGGCTGGTCCTCGATAAGAGTCGCCTGCGCAAGATGATGCTGATCTTCTCCGCAGGCATTGCGCGCGCGGCGGATCAGAGCGAGACGGCTCTGGAGATACTCGAAGCGGCCGAGGGCCAACTCCTTGAAATCGCGCAAGACGCCCAGGCTGGCGCGCTGCGGACGATTTACCAGTCGGTCGAGGCTGCGGGGGGTCTTGATCCCTATTTGAAGGCGTACACCGAGCCGCAACTCAAGACGGGACTGCAAACGGGGTTCATGGATCTTGACCGGCTCACTGGCGGGTTGCAGAAGTCGGAATTGACGATCATCGCGGCGCGTCCGAGTGCTGGAAAGACAAGTTTAGCCATGAATATCATCGAGAATATCTGCTGTGGCACAGATAAGGTGGTCGCTTTCTTTTCGCTGGAGATGTCTCGCGCGGCTTTGGAGCGGCGCTTCATGGCATCCAGGGCGAGGGTCGACGTAAAGCGGGCGATGGATGGATGGTATTTGAGCGGCGAAGAGAAGCGTAAACTAGGAGTTGCGTTGAACGACCTTCTCGAAGCGCGCATCTTCATTGACGACTCGGCTACACTGACGCCTGTTCAATTGCGCGCAAAGGCGCGGCGTCTACAACAACGAGAGAAGAGGCTCGACCTCGTAGCTCTGGATTACCTTCAGCTCTGCTCTGCCGGCCAAAAGACACAGAGCCGCGAACAGGAGATTGCTCACATATCCCGTTCACTGAAAGCGTGCGCTAAAGAATTGTGCTGCCCGGTCATTGCTCTCTCGCAACTCAACCGCAACCCAGAGCAGCGGCAGGATAAGAGGCCGGTCTTGTCTGACCTTCGTGAAAGTGGACAAATTGAGCAAGACGCGGACGCTGTCTATTTTATTCACAGGCCGGAGATGTACGATAGAGACAATCAAGATTTGAAGGGCTTGGCGGAATTGATAATTTCCAAGAACAGGAACGGCCCTACCGACGTAGTGAAGTTGGCATTTGAAGGCAGTCTAACAAGGTTCGACAATCTCGCAAAGGGGTGACCATGGACACAATCTCAACGCAGGTACGCAGCGTTCTCTTCAACTTCGGCATTGACATTGCAAGCGTCACGGACGATAATGAATTGGTGAACGATCTTGGCTTGGACAGTATCGAACTGATCGAACTCGCCCAGGATCTCGAAGAAGAGTTTGACATTGAAATCCCCGACAGCGCGATCACCGCGGCGATGACGGTTGGACAGGTTGTGGACGCGGTGAAGAATTTGAAAGGAGTTACATCTTGAACGCAGAAAACACTGCGGCAATTGAAATGCCGCGTTACAAGTCGCACAAGACGGTCTGGGCTCTCAAGATTGCCCAGGTGACAATTGGCGCGTTTGAGCACGATGCCGCCATAACCTTTGAGGATTCGCGCTACGCCGAGCGTATCGTCAATATCCTCAACAAACCCATTCCGCAGCCTGGCTGGTATCTGGTCCAGTACGAGGACGGCTACATCTCTTTCAGTCCTGCCGAGCAGTTCGAGAAGGGCAACACGCTGGACGAGCCTTTTGGGGAGAATGTCGTCGTTGCCGACCAGCGCAGTTTCGCACAGGAAGAGATCAACAACTGGTTCAGTTATCACGCGCCGACCAAAACACAGGTCATCCAGTATGGCGAGATTCGCACCGCTGCCAAGATATTTGCGGAGACCATCAACAAGCACGTTCCTGCCGGGGCCGACAAGACGGCTGCGATGCGCGAGCTACGCGGATGTGTCATGGCTGCAAATCTGGCCATTTTGGATTTGTGGTGCGTTCGCCTGCTACGTGAAGCCTTCACGCCCGACGATTGCCGAGCTTGAAGCCATTCTGCAACAGCACGAAAATGACACGCCGGTCACGATCAACCCGGATGGGTCGATCACAACCGAACAGGTTTGACATCCCGCTGAGAGGCGGG